TTTTCAGCAGGAGGTGAGCAACGATGTATGAGCATATGACTTTTGACTTTATTCTGCAGCGGATGCTGGATCATGTTCCGGATGACCTGGACAAGCGTGAAGGAAGCATCATCTACGATGCACTGGCGCCGGCAGCCGCGGAACTGGCGCAGTTCTATATAGACCTCGATATCAATTACAATCTCTCGTTCGCGGATTCAGCGGTGGGAGATTTTTTATCTCGACGAACAGCGGAGTTTGGAATTAACCGTCGACCTGCGACTAAGGCGATTCGTAAAGGGTTGTTCATCGGAACTGGCGGCACACCCTTTAACGTGCCGATCGGCAGCCGGTATGCGATAGATGAGCTTACGTACATTGTAGTGGCGCAAATCTCGACCGGGGCATTTCGGCTTGAGTGCGAAACCGCCGGCGTCGTCGGTAACCAAAAGTTTGGTGATCTGCTGCCGATCACGAGCATTCCCGGGCTCGAAAGTGCGGAACTGGTTGATGTGCTTGTCCCCGGCGAAGACGAGGAGACCGACGAGGCGTTGCGCGAACGGTTTTTTACTGCGTTGAATGAGCCGGCATTTGGAGGAAACGAAGCCGACTACAAACTGAAAATTAATGGGTTAACAGGCGTTGGGGCAACTAAGATTTATCCAGCTTGGGCAGGTGGCGGTACTGTAAAGGCTGTGATACTTGCTTCTGATTGGGGAGCTCCATCCACTACTTTGATTAACGAAGTACAAACTCTCGCTGATCCGGAAATAAATAGCGGCCTTGGTTTGGGTTTTGCTCCGATCGGTCATCGGGTAACAGTGACGGGAGTGTCCAACTTTACAGTAAATGTCGAAACCTCCGTAACGCTAGAACTCGGGGTGTCGATCGGAGAAGTTCAGGCTGATGTTGAGGAAGTTATCGCCGCATATTTGGCTGAACTTCGAAAAGATTGGGCCAACGTGACACAAATCGTTGTGAGGGTCGCCCAGATGGACGCCCGTATCTTAACTGTTCAGGGCATTGTCGACGTCTCTGATACGACTCTAAACGGATCAACGGCGAATTTGTTATTACAGAGCGATGATATACCGTTACTAGGGACGGTGACGATTAATGACTAAGTTGATCCGTGATTACTGGCCAGTTTTTTACGAGGACATAAAGGACTTTTTGGAGTTGGCCAAAACCGAAGACGAGGAGTTGCAGCTCGCCACCGGTGCGGTCGACCGGTTATTCAACGACCAGTTCGTGATGACCGCCGATGAAGCGGCGATCCGGAGACGAGAAAAGATGCTTCGGATTCAGGCTGACCCACTGACTGAATCACTTACGTTTCGTCGTCGCAGGCTCATAAATCGCTATTCTACCAAACCGCCATTCACCATTCGATACTTGCAGCAGCGCCTCGATCAGCTCATTGGGCCGGGCTTGACGATCGTTTCGGTGGACGTTCAGCAGTTCATTTTGTATGTCACGACGAACATTCAGAATGCGACCGTTTTCCGGGAGGTTCAGCACACGATCCAGACAATCAAACCAGCGAACTTGATCTATCAGCAAGAGACCTCGACCGCCTCGACAATCGGACTTGAGGAGCACATCTCCAAGCAAGACATCGCATGGAACTACAAGCTGGGATCGTGGCAGCTCGGAGCAGGGCCGTTCGCAACACTGGGGCCGGAGGAGGTAATCGTATGATCAACGCACAGTTTCTGCATGACGTGGCCCAGTATGTAAATACGAGAATCGCTAAAGTCGTGCTGAATGGATCCTATGTCATTACAGACTTTACAGCACGGGCGGTGGAGGACGGCATGGTCGCCCTTAATTATCTAGTGCCGGTCGAAGATGTGTCGCTGATCACGTTAATTGAGCTGCGTGACGTCGACAACGCCCTGATTACGACAGACGCAGTGAACGTACCGATCACGTCCGATACAAAGATGTTGCAAACGATTGAGGCTAAGGAGGTTATGGCCTAATGGCAAAAACGAATTGGCAGATGAATGAAATCGTGCAGCCTGCGGACTTGAACCAGATCGGGCAGGAGATTAACGAGCTGCAGGATGCTGTCGAGAACGTCGACATCCCCGATGCCACGCTGACAACGAAGGGCAAGGTGCAGCTCAGCAGCGCGACCAACAGCACCGCAGAGGACAGGGCTGCGACACCGAAGGCGGTCAAGACAGCGGCGGACGCGGCTGCCACAGCCCAAACCACGGCTAACGCCGCTCAAACCAAAGCAAACGCCGCACTCCCTGCATCGAGTTATACGGCGGCGGATATACTCGCCAAGCTTAAAACCGTTGACGGTGCGGGTAGTGGATTGGACGCTGACCTGTTGGATGGGCGTTCAGGCTTAGAGTATTCTCATGCGGGGTTGTTAACTGCTGCTCAGCTTAATGTAAATACTACGCTACCCGCCGGTATTTATGTGACAAACGAAGCTTCGACCTTAGGTCTGCCCTGGAATTGGGCGCACATTATTAATCTAAAGCACGTGAACAATGATGGGTGGAATTCGCAGATTGCTACCCCCTTAGATGTAACAGCTGGAGATATGTATGTGCGTTACTCAGCAGCAAGCACTTGGTCTATGTGGAAACGCATATGGACAGATAATGCATTGAGAGTTAACGCCGGTCGGCTCGAGTTTTTAGATGGGGGAGTGTGGAAAGGGGTGGGGGATGAATTGAGTCAGTATAAGAATATGACGGTTGCGGGTGGAGAAAATCCTCCAACATTAACTACTGTGGCTAGTGTTACCGGAAAGAAAGGATATTTGGATAGAGCGCTAATTAGAACAAATAACGTATCAGGGGCAGGAACACGAGTTAAAGTAACGATAGATGGAGTTGTTACTTTTGATGCCTTATTTAATGCTAGTTCTAGTACAGCATATATAAGCGGAGTAACAACTAATGGACAAAGTGGAATTAGGATTCCTGGAACGGCTCTTCCTCCTGCGGGAAATTTCTTGCCTACTTATGTTTCTTATCCGTATGTAGGAACCGATCCCGGTTTTTGTTCCTTGCCTAATAAAATCTACTTTAATAATTCCTTATTGGTAGAGGTGACAAGAGGTACGTCATCTGCTTCAAATAACACCTATGAAGTCGGATTCGCTACAGAATAGGAGGGTTTTTATTGCAGACAATCTATCAGCCTGATGACAACGGCAACTATCATCGCGTACAAACGTGGGAAGATGGATCAGAGATATCGATGTTTATATCGGGAACCAAAACGGATGCGATCCGAATTGACTCCCAGACCGTCGAGGACGTTGTTTATCAATTTGACCCGGAACAAGGGGCGTACGTTGAGCAATCCCGCACGACGCGAATTGATCCGCTGCCCCCTGAACCAGAGGAACGCATCTCGCAACTCGAAACCGAAAACCTTGAGCTAAAGCTGGCGCTCGCCGAACTGGCCGAGGCTCAGCAGTCAGACAAACTCGACGTGCAACTCGCACTCGCGGAGCTAGCGGAACTCTTAACAGGAGGTGCATGAGCATGGCAAAAATCTACTACGACCTGATCAAGGCGGGCCTGCGTGAAATTGACGACGTGCCGATCCGCTGGCGAGACGATGTGCAAAACATGATCGGTGCAGATACGCAAGGCTCCGCAACCTAAGCGGGGCCTATTTAATTGGAGGGATACAGATATGTTAAAGGTCGGTCATTTGCTGCTTACAGCAGCTGTTGGAGCAAACGGAAAAGAGGCTGCAGTTGGCGGACTCGCCGCAACGATCGGTACGACATTGGCGGCATCACTAGGAGGGTGGGACATTGCGCTCAGGCTCCTTATTTTTTGTATGGTCGCAGATTATGTGACTGGCCTTCTGGGGGCTATCAAGCAGAGGAAAGTAGATAGCGAGGTCATGTTCTGGGGTGGCGTGCGAAAAGGTGTTGTGATCGGCGTAATTGCTCTGGCTGTTATGCTGGATGATTTTATGAGCAACGGAGACCCGGTGTTTCGGACAATCGCACTGTATTTTTATATTGGACGCGAAGGCTTGTCTATTATTGAGAATCTCGGAACAATTGACGTGCTCGTCCCCGGGCGGATTAAAGAACGTCTGCAGCAATTGAACAAGGAGGACGATCTCAAATGATTGCTCATAAGCGCATACGTGTCATCAACGGGAAAGTCGAGGAAGGTCCGCTGCAGTATAGCGGCGGGTATAGCAAGGCACAGGGGTGGACGGATGTCCGGATCGTCGAGCTTCCGCCGGCCGCTGTTCGATCGGCCCGGTACATTTACAGCAAGGGTGGTACCGTGCCGTCGATCGCGGCCAAGCAGGCCGGCGACGTGATTGCCATTAATGCCTCGTATGTGGACGTGGCCAGCGGCGCACTGCTCGGCAGGACCATTGCCGACGGCAAGCAGATCGCGCCGGACATCGCCGGCAAGACGGTCGACCGCGATCATCTCTATTCCGCCGGCGGCTGCTTCGGTATCGGGGATATTTCCGGCGTCGCGGGGATGGCATGGGCAGCACAAGGAGCGCCCCGGTTAGTTCAGACCGGGAACAATGTAGCCGATGAATCGGCAAAGTTAGAAAACGTACAATCGGACATTAAGCAGTTGCAACCGCGCCTGGCCGCCGGCATTAAGACGGATGGCACGCTGATCCTTGTGCTTGTCGACGGGCGGGGCAATGCTGACCGCGGGCTGTACCTGTCGGAGCTTGCCGCGGTCATGCTGCACCACGGAGCTCGAGACGCAATCAATCTGGACGGCGGCGGATCCGCGACGCTGTTCGCAAGCTTACCCGAGCTCCGGGCGGCTCTCGACATAAAAAAGGGCAATTATCATCTCGCCGATTTGAGTGCCAGCTCTCCACGAACGGTGCATCATGCCATCGTCGTCGATCTGGACAAGGCCAAGCTGTTTCCGCCAGCACTCTTCGGAATCGATTGTGCTGTCCCCTTGACCGCGGCAAAGGCCACGGCGCTTGCTGTAGAGGGAGTGCGGTTTGCGGTCCGCTATTTGGTGCCATCTGCCTACGCCTGGAAGCGGCTGCTCAAGTCGGAGGCCGATGCGATTCAAGCGGCGGGATTGAGAATGGCCAGCGTGTTCCAGCTTGGAGAGGATCGTCCGAAAGGCGGGGCCGCCAACGGCAAAGCAGACGGCAAGGCTGCACTGGCCGAAACCAAAGCGATC